CCGTGTGCTGATATGGCACCAACAGGGTCATCTAACTTCATTCTATCTAAAGTGATGATTGAGAATACTACTATTACACCACCTACTGCACCTATTACTGTTGCAAGTCCTGGTGTTGGTGCTAAAGGTTCTGCTGTTATTGAAACTAGACCTGCAATTGCACCATTAAGTGCCATTGTTAAGTCTGATTTACCAAATAATATTTTAGATACTAATAATGCACCCATAACACCACCGGCAGCTGCCAAGTTTGTGTTTACAAATATTAATGATACTGCATTTGCCTCTGCAACATTTGATACAATTAATTCTGACCCACCATTGAATCCGAACCAACCTAACCATAATATAAATGTGCCTAATGTTGCAAGTGGTAAGTTTGCACCTGGCATAGCATTTACTTTGCCGTTTACATATTTACCTTTTCTTGAACCTAGTACTAAAACACCGGCAAGAGCCGCTGTTGCACCACATAAATGAACTACACCTGAACCAGCAAAATCTAAAAATCCTGCCTCATCTAGGAATCCACCACCCCATTTCCAACTACCTTGGATTGGATAAATGAAACTTGTCATTATTACACAAAATAATAAAAACGGCCATAGTTTCATTCTTTCTGCAACTGCACCTGATATTATCGAACATGCTGTTGCTACAAATACAACTTGAAAAAAGTGGTCTGCCATATACGAATAGTATATGTCTCCACCACTAGCAAGTACTGCCTCTGTTGTATTATCTGCCCCTAAGAATAGAGACAACCCACCGGAGTACATTATATTGTATCCTATAATCATGTAACATAAACATGATATAGAGTATAGTGCTATATTTTTTGTAAGAATTTCTGTTGTGTTTTTAGCCCTAACTAAACCTGATTCTAACATTGTAAAACCAGCGGCCATCCACATAACAAAAGCACCCATTACAAGAAAATATAATGTGTCTAGAGCATATGATAACTCTATTACTGTATTTTCCATTATTTACCTCGTTATTATTTTAGGTGAAAAGCGGTCCACCATTGTTTATTTAAGTCAGCAACCTGACTATGCTTTTCATAATATAGTTTTCAAATCTTCTAACTTCTAGTTAGTTTAAGCACTTTATCAATTTGTGCTTTTATTATTGGCGCTCTATTAGGCCAGTATATATAATCTTCTTCACTTTTTGCAAGATTATATAAAAACGGCAATATCACTTTTTCTAATTCTTTGAATCTTGCCTTTGTTTGTTCATCAGTAACTTCTTTTGTAATTGTATCTTTTTCAGCAACAATCTGCATGACTTCATTCATCATACTTTTAATAGATGATACATCAGACTTAACTTTTGCTAATTCTAAGTTAGTCTCTTTGTTCTCACCCACTACAACCTTTTCTTCTACTGGTTTTTGATTGACTGGTGTAAAACCAAAATCTTGGTCTAAATCAAAACCTCTCATATAATCAGGTATATCTGACATTACTTGTTCCTCTTTGCTCTCTCTTGGTGTTTTTTAACCACCTGATTTGTTTTTATATCTTTAATAGATTTTTTTCCTATACTATTTGCAAGAGCAGACCTTGGATGTGCCTCTGCAATTCTAGATAGATTATCTTTCCAACCAGAATCGTTTTTAAATGTTCCTTGACCTGCTACTATATTTAGTCCTGTATGAACTTGTTCCACATCAGGATTATCAATTAAATATTGCTCTTTTTCAGCAATCTTCATCATCTTGTCTTCAACAACACCTGTTTCTCTATTGTGAAATGTATATGTTGGCATTATACTTTAAAGTGTTTGTTAATGATATCTATTCTTTCTTCGTTAGTACATATCTTATCTAACTCTGTTTGAATAGCACCTAGAACATCAGGATGTTCACCTATACCAGCAGGATTATCTAGATATACTTCAACATTTGCCTTTGCTTTTAGTATTTCACCTTTTGCATTTTGTACTAGACCATCTAATATAGTCTCTTTAATTTTTGTCATATTAATCTCCAATTAAATTATCACCAGGTTGCCAATTACATGCTGTCAACCCACCTGCTTTTAAAGCATTTACTGTATTAATTATTTCACTAATATTTCGACCTGTATCTAAAGCATTTACAGATACATGTTGAATAATATTATGTTCATCACATATAAATGTTGCTCTTAAACATAATCCTTCATTATTAGAAACACCCAATTCATTTGCTAAATGTAATCCTGAATCTGCAGCCAATGGGTGTCTTATATCACTAATTAAACTGTTATCTTTTTTCCATGCCTGTTTGCAAAATTCATTATCACCACTTATACCCATAACATTTAGTCCTTCATCTAGAAGTTTATCCATTTCTTTTATTTCTGTTGGACATATAAATGTAAAGTCTTTAGGATAAAAATAATAAACTGACCACTTGTCTAACTCATCATTCTCTGTAAAGACTTCATCTAAAGAATTATCTCCCATACAAGCTTGTAACTTATACATAGGAAATGTATCACCTACTGTTTTCATAATTTTCCTCTATAATATAAAATCCCAAAATATTGCAACAGCAGATACAAATAGAACTGCCTTTACAATATCAGGTAAATCATTACATATGTCTGTTATTTTATCAATCATATTGATTCTCCTATCGCTTGACTATACCACTCGGGAACTTTTGAAGGTTCTTTCCATGTGGCAAAGTCTCGCTTCTTCATTATATAATATTTGCGGTAACTCCCTACCACATCACCTGGCACTTTACATTCATCTGGCATAGCAGGTGTAGGTAAAGTTCCGACTACATTAAGAGGAGAATTTTTAGGTGGGTTTCTCAATACTTCTTTTAGTTTTACAACTGAAGTATGGTCTACGCCTTTAAACCTCTTCTTAAATTCTTCGTTAAGAGCAATGAAGTGTCTATACAACCAGTTATAATTGTATGCACTTTTCATAACCCATTGGGTTGATGGATGATTAATCCACCCTGCTTTGTACAATGTCTGTTCCATCATAGTATCAGGATGACGCCATCTTTTAATCTTACGACCATTTGCTGTCTTATCATAATACAACTCACCGTCTTGTACTCTCTGTACAGCACATAACATCTGTGCTGATTCTAGTATCATCTTGACTACATGTTTATCACATGCCATTTCAGCAGATACTTCTGGACTTTTATCTAATGCAAATATATTCATAGTTCCTATTATACGACATTTCTATCTGTTTGTCAAGCTTTTTATACATTATTTTTGTATTTATCATCACCCTCAGACCATGTATGTATCTGATTCAACTTCAATTTAATCTCATCTGGACTTAATATTGCTTTTTCTTCATCAGTAAGGGATTCCATAAATTCTTTAAAATCTCTATCTTTTTTCCAGTCCTTTTTATTTGCTGTAATTATTTCAACTAATTCTTTAACTAATTCATCTTTTCTACCTTGTACTAGGTTTTTAACATCATCATTATTATCCTCTAATTCCTCAATATAATTTTCTAGATTACTGTTTTGATTCATTCTTCTCTCTCGTAATGATATGTTTGCTGATATTAACATTAATACTGCAACAGGGTCAAATACAAATATCAATATGATAATAATAATTCGTACAGCCTTGTCAAAATGATTTACTGCCTCATCACCATATATAAACTCTGCAACATACTTGATAGGACCTAAATCTGCCTCTATCTTTAATTGTTCTGTTTGTATACCTGCCTTTTTATCTGATAATTCATTAATCTTATTTAAACTTTCTTCTATCGTTTCTTCTAATGATATTCTTTCTTGTTTTTGATTATTTCTTTCTGTTATTGCTCTTTGTGAACTACTACTAAACCAACTTGATTCTTCTGATTGAGTTTCAATTAAATCGTCCATTCTTGTTAATTGTTTTTGTGAACGGTCTATTGTTTTTTGTCGTTGTTCTATTTGTTCATCTAAAATCTGTACCTGTAATTTATTATTACTTTCAGGTACAACTTGGTCTAAATGTGCTTTGGATAAAAACCCAAATATTCCTACCGAAGTTATAAAAATCAAAACTACAACTGCACTTGTTAGATAATATTTGATTGACTTCGGTAATAATGGACTGTTCCAATTATTATACAACCAACTTGCCATAACAAGTTTTGCAACTTCTAATGCCCCACCCATGGCATATATCGCTGTTGTGGCACCTGCAAATAAAGCTGCTAACCCTATTATACTATAACCTGCGGCTATAATAGATAGAGATATACCACTAATGAGTGTTAAGTAAGTTAAAAACATCTAACTATTTATAAGTTTTCTAAGTCTTTTATTATCCTTATAACTCTATCAGCGTAATCTGGTGTCTCACTATATCTGTCCATAGTCTTTACTGCAACTATAGGATTCATAGTCTTATCATTCATAAGTGTGTATGTTCTATACTTTCTAAACTTATAATATGCCTCATGTGTATTTAATAAACGGTAATATTCTTTTACCGAATCACATTTATTTAAAAATACTCTATACATGACATCTGTGTTTTCTTTTGCATGTCTATGAGGTACTTTGTTTGAGAATGCTTTTATACCAAATAGATTGTTTGAATCTTTTGCCAAGTCTGATTCACCCCAGCCTGTTTCTAAAACTGATTGTGCAATTATCATATCTCTAGGTATATAATTGTTTCTTGTCATTGTTGATTCTATCTTATCTACACATTGATTAATTCTATTAACATATTCTTCTTTGTTAGTATAATGAAAACTTGGGTCTGGAAAGTCTCTCATTATAAAGTGATTAGGATTAAATGTTCCTATGTAGTATATTACAAGTGTATAAAATGCACCAGCAATAATTTGATAAAATATGTTTATTATTTTATTTAATGTATGCAATGTAATTAAATCCGCCTACATTATCAGGTAATCTTCTAGATGTAAATACTAAATTCTCTGATAGTTTTTGCATTTGTTTTTGTAATTTCTTTCTTTGTGTAGGTGTAAGATTATCTTCTAAATCTTGACCCCAATTGCCTGTATAATAAGTAATACCTGGCGAATGTTCTTCATTTTCTTTTAAGAACTTTTTTAAATACTTTGGTGTTTCTACTAATTGTTTTTTTAGATATTGGTCTATCTCTTTGCTCATGTCATCTCCTTAACTTCTTGAACTACACATTTAGGTATTATTGTAGAATTACCACATTCATCAATACTCCCATCCTCTTTAAAATTAAAATCACTAACTAATCTAATGACTTCATCCTCATCACTAATTAAGAAACCTGTACTTAGACATCTAGGTAAAGATTCTTCTTTTACATCTTCTATACTTCGCCATGCACTATCAGATGTTATATCAATCCAATATACATGCACAAATTTATATGGTATCTTTTTAATTTTACTCATCAAACTCTCCCGATAATTTTATAACTACCATACCAACTAGAAATATTATTAATGTCATTATAGGTAACCAGTCTCTTAAAAAGAGAAATACCCAATCATCATATATGTTATACATTATTACTCACAATCAGGTTCCTCTTCTGCTTGTTCTCCACCTGTTACTGTATCTTCTTCTGATACTGTAATTGTTATAATTGGTTTGCCATCTACAACCATTGTCATAGTTTTAGATTCTGCTCTTGCTGTAGTTACACATATAACTAATGCAAATAATAATACAAATGTACTTAGTTTCATTAATGTATACTCCTAGGTTTATTAATTTCTTCTTCAAAATCTTCTTCAAAGTCTGATACTACTTTATTATATTCAGCAAGTAATGTATCAAGATAGTCTAATAAATCTGTTCTAATTTTTCTAGAGATTTTATTATCAGTAGTTATTATTTCAACACTCGCCTTAATTAAAAGTACTTCTTCTATAAATTTTAGTGCTTCATGTGGTCCCATTTATCATCTCCTTCACTTCTTCTAAATTTTTATATGCAAGAATATTTTCTGACATACTATTAATAGAATCTTTTATTAAATTTCTATATTCTGTTTTCAAATGAAAGACTGTTGATAATGGCATGACTTCTACATCTATAAAGAAAGCTGCCGTATCTTCATCAACTGTTAATGTTCTTTCATGTTCTATTCTGAAATATAAATCATCTAAATTTTTAATCTCTGGTTTTTTATGTCTAGGGTGATTACTTAATTTTTTTAAAGGTGATATTCCCCATACATGTCTGTGAAATGATTTGCCACTTGTCATAGAACGCCATATACCATCACTTGCCTTTAATAACATTTCATTATCTGCAACAGGTTGATGAACTTCTGCTAGTGTCTTACCTTGTACTGTTCTAGGATTCCATGAACTTGCCATTGCAACAAAAGCTGCCTCAACTTTACCTTTGTACATGATAATAACATCATCAGGTATTTCTAAACCCATTTCTATAATGTCTGAAAAAGGTTCTATGTTCATTGCCTCAGAAGTTTTTTTAACTAACTTCTTTTCTACAGCAAGGTCTGATTCAAAAGACATATCGCCCATTAGAGTATTATACTCAATAAGTCTTTCTTCAAATGCCTCTTGAAGATAGTCTTTGAACTCTACAAAATCTATAGGTGTAAACCTAGGTGCTGTAGAATATGGGGTTTGTACTATTTCTTTTATATTCATAATTAATGTGTCCATTATACAGGACATTCAACTCATTGTCAAGCACTTTTTTAAGTTTTTGTTGGGTCAATAAAATCATCATTCCATCCAAAAGCGTCCTTTACAACTGAAGGAGTTAATCCTTTATATGAATTATGTAATTTTTTATCTTTAATAACACATAATAAGTTTGCCTCATCTTTGTGAAGTCCTTCTAGTACTTGAATGAATAAAGTTTCTTTTCTTGTTTTAGATAATGTATTATCACCACCTACAATAAAATGCCATAGTTTATTAGATTCAGATTCTAATATAGTATGTTCTGTTCCCATAGGTGCTTCATTCTCCATGAAAGGAGGAGTACCTGTTGGTAAATCCCATTGTATCTTTGGGTCAAATGCACCTTTTAAGATTCTTCTTAAACCTGGTGTATCATTCTCTTTCAAGATTTGTACTTTTTTTGATTTTACTTTTGCATTATTTATTTTAGTAAATACTTCTGTAAATAATAATTTACCTGTACCACCTGTTGCCATTTGATTCATAGCTTCTGGCGACATCAGATTTGGGTTTCTTTCTGCCATAATATTTTCCTCATGTTAAAAGTCATTTATATTGCTCATTAAATTTTTCAACTTATGGTCTATAAAGTATTGTAATAGTTTTGAACTATCGGGTACTTTATATGACCTGTAAGTATTTATAATATCCTCTTGTATCGCTACAGGAATCTCCTCTAAATCAATCAACTTCTTATTTCGTTGATAATTTAATCTTGTTATACTACCAAGTGGTATGTTGTCTAACTCTGCCCACTCTTGTAATCTTTTCTTATGTATCGGTTGTTGTTTTTCACCTGTTACAAAAACATTGTCATCAGATAATATATTAGGTACACCATCAGAACGGTCACCTTTTATAATCTGTTCATGTAAATATTTCTTTGGGTCTTCATCTTTAATAAATTTCTTTTGAATCGGACTGTATTGATTTACTTCATCATACTTATGTAACTGTATAAAATCTTTATCACCTGATACAATCATTACTTTTTCTTTATTGTTATGTGCTTCTCTACATAGTATCGCAATGATATCATCAGCTTCAGAATTATCTACTGATAAAACCATGTAAGGAAAGTTTTCTGCAATCTCATGTTTAACTTCTGTAATAATATCAAAAAGGTCATCCCATTTATCTGAGGATTCCTGTGTCTCTAATCTAACTTGTTTTCTTTGATACTTGTAATTAGGAAAGTAATTTCTACGCCAAGGGTTTGCTGAATCAGCACATAAAATTTGTGTGCCATATTCTTCTTTAAACTTTAGATTATATCCTCTAATACTATTTAAAACCATATGTCTAAACATATCCATGTTAGGTGCTTTCTGACCTCTTGTTTGTGCCATATAGTTAGATATTAAAACTTGGTTTAAATCAACTAAAATCATTTATCATCATCCTCTTCAGGTAAAGGTATTTCAAAATCAGGTTCAAAAATTATTTCTTGTTCACCCTCATCGCCAAAATCTAATTTCTGTCCTGGCAAATCTTCTTGTGTTAATACTTTACTGTAATTAATTACCGGCTGTACTTCGCCGTTTGCATTGTGTTCAACTGTTATTATTTTATCAATTAAAGACTGTGCAAGATGTTCTTTACCAAAATCTCGCATAATCATACCTCTTAAAATTTCTGTAACTAGTGCTAAATCACCATAAAAATGTTTTTTATGTATATCACAACCTATATCTACTAAATGTCTGATTACATCTATTGCAACTTCATCAATAGTATGTTCAATCATTTCAACTTCTTCTTTTTGCATTAATAAATCTTTTTCAAATTTATCAATACTTTCAGACTTAGTATCAAATTTTGTACCTGGAAAAGGTATTATGTTGTCTTTATCTTTGGTCAACTTTTTCTCCTTTAAAATTAACTAGACCTTGGTCATCTAAGTATTCAACTAACTGATGATATCCTCCAATCAATTCTCCGTTAATTTTTATTTGTGGAATTGTTCTAACATCTTTACCTATGTCTTTCTTAAAACTTTCAACAGATTTAAAATCTTCAAATTTCTTTTCTGTATATTTTAATCCAAGGTTATCTAACATAACCTTGGACTTAGAACAATAGGTACATCTATCTTTACTGTACAGTACTATTCTCATTTTCTATTTCCTCATTGGATGACATCATATCATCCCATATTGTATTTGCTTGACTATCTCTAGATAGATAAGCATCCACAGCCTGTTCTACTGTGTAGTTATACATTTTGTTTAACTCACCCATAGGTAATCTTAATCCAACATATGCACGATAATTACCATCTTTAGTAATTACTACATCTTGTTTAAAGACTTCATACCCACGAACAGGAGTATTTTCGATAGAATTGACAATGGCACTTTCAACCTCAGTAACCACAGTTTTACTTTGAGTTTTACCAACTTCAGTAATGAACTGTTTACTTTGTTTGTTCATTGTACCTTTTATCATATCAGCAATTTCAGATTTTGCAACCATCTTTGCCTTCTCAATCGCAAGGTTTAAATCAGGCGATACTGAAGTACCTGCCCCAAATATACACATACCTTCATGAGTATCATCACCACACA